CAACAAGTTCAGGGAACTGGACGTACCGTGCTCTATATAGTGGATGGGGTGGTGTCCAAGGTATTGGTTACGTATGGGGTAGCGGTGTAAACACAGGTTCTAGAACAGATGGCCGCTTTATTGCTGGGCATGGTTGGACAGGTTCTTATGGGACTTGGGGTATATCTTATAGTGACAACCAAGGCAGTACTTGGTATGGAGGTGGCTCACAAAGTATGGGTAACTTCGGCTATGGACACTATTCAGGTTATAACACCAACCAAGTTGTTGTAGGTGGTTTTCAAATACAAAACCCTCTTGGCTCTCCTACGTTTAACCCCTCTTATAGTGGGCCGCAACAGGATAGTAACGCCTTTGTAAAAACAATAAATAGTTCAACTGATTTAGCTTTTGGTAGTGACTACTATTTTTACCATGTTTCTAACTCAAATGGTTATCAAGTACAGAGTAGTATGTCTGTACCGAGCGGTACTAATAAAGTTGTATGGGATTCTGCTAATAGCCAGTATATAGCTATTGCTACTAACTATATTTACACATCCCCTACTGGTGAATACTGGGCCGCAAACTTCTCACCAACTGGTGGTGCTACTGTTAATGCTATGGCAACAGGCGGTGGTAATCTGGTCGTATGTGGTAACGGCGCAACATTTACTACAACGCTATAAGGGATTATAATAAAATGACTGAACGTGTATATAATGATGATGGCTCTTACAGCCTTAGTACAGAAGAAGCAAGAGAAAAACGTAACACTCTCCTAGCAGAAACCGATTGGTGGGCTGTAAGTGACCGCACGATGACCCAAGCTGAGACAGATTACCGTCAGGCTTTGCGTGATGTACCACAGCAAGAAGGGTTTCCTGTTACAGTAACATGGCCCACTAAACCTTAAAACAAGGACTATTAATGTCAAAAAGAAAATCTCGCTACGCTACTAAAAATAACGTTCATCGTCTTGGATTTCATGTAATACCTAAAAATGAAAAACAAGATAAACTTATAAGAAGTATTAAAGTGTATCCTATTACTGTTACAATTGGTTGTGCAGGAACAGGAAAAACTTATTGTAGTGCAGGAACTGTAGCACAGTTATATCTTCAAGGTAAATACGATAAAATTGTATTAACTCGTGCTAACGTTCCTACAGGTAAAAGCCTTGGACACTTTCCTGGAAGTATTCAAGAAAAGATGACTCCTTGGTTATTACCAATGTTAGAAGTTTTAGAAAAAGCTTTTGGCAAAGCCAAATATCAGTATATGATAAATAAAGGTGAGATTGAAATACAACCGATTGAGACTATTAGAGGGCGTTCTTACGAGAACGCTCTTGTTTTAGTTGATGAAGCTCAAAATTTAAACATGGATGAGCTAAAAGCTATTAGTACACGCTTGGGTGAAAACTCTAAGTTAATACTTATGGGTGATCCTGCTCAATCGGATGTAAAAGAAGGTAAGGATCTTATGAGATTTTGCAGCTTAATTAAACAAACAGGAATTAGTTTACCTGTTGTAGAATTTTCCGTTGATGATATTGTTCGTAGCGATATTGTAGCAGATCTTGTAAGGATGTTTATAGCACAGAAAATATAGAGAATCTTATGACAGAATATTATTCGGAAGAAGAAAGAATTATTGCGCTAGAAAAGGCGAAAGATGAATTAAATTCCCGAAAAAGTAAAGAGATATGGGGCTATAACGATTGTTGGCAGTTTGTTTCTAATTATGATTTATTCTTAAGAGGAAATGACTCTAAGTTAAAAGATTTAGAAATCAGCTATGATAGCCCTATATCTTGGGAATTACAAATAAAAAAGTTATTTAGAAGTTACGAAATCTTTGCAGATTACACTAACTACAAAATTGTTAAAAATAAAAAACCCAAAATTGGTGATGTTGCTTATCAGATTATGAATGACGGAAATATCTCCGCTTTAATAGCTGACAAAAGCCATTGGGTAACAGCACGAGGCGATAAAGGTGTTGTAAGAGCTACTCAAAAAATGTTCTTAGAACTTAATTTTCCTTTAATCGTCAGGCCAATAAGGGAATAAATTATGGCAGTTTATTATTATAAAAATTCACAGATATTAGCTCCTGTTAGTATTGTATCGAATGAACCTATGTTTGATATGACAACAGTGTCTCTTAAGACTCGAAGAGCTTCACAAGGACATCAGCGTTGGGAATTAAGCTTTAATATCCAACCTACAGACAATAATATAGAAGAAACATTACTAGCAGGTGTTGATAATTTAAATTCAGAAACTATGATTATGCCTCAAATGACTTCTGTAGTAGATCGATTTTCCTTTTCAGGACCAGCTACTGTATCAGCTACAGCATTAGCAAATTCAACAACAGTTAATATAAGTGATACAATAACAAATTCAGGGACTATTCCAAAAGGTTATTTTATTAAGTTTAATACTTCTGATAAATTACACATTGTTACTTCAGATTCTACATTTAGTTCTAATACTGGAGAAGTTGTTGTTAGTATTTATCCAAAACTAACTCAAAATGTTAATTTAGGATCTCAACTGCTGACAGGTGACTCTGTAGTATTTTCTTACTACAAAGATATTAATAACCAAACAGGAATTACCTTTACAGATGGTGTTTTAGCAAATCCAGGAACAATTACACTATTAGAGGCAATTTAAAATGAGAGTCTTTTCTAGTGCAGTTCAAACATTAATTGATAGTGGTAATATAGAATACTTTTTCTTAATTACTTTAGAATTTACAAGTACTTATAGGCTGACTAGTTATCGTTCTAATTTAATTTATGATGGAAATACTTATACAGCAGATGGTGGTTTATTTGAAATAGATGAACCTAAATTTTCTTCTGTAGTTGACAGAGAAGCTTATCGTATTGTTATTGCAGAAGACTTAGATGAAATGTTTGCAGAGTTTGAAGCTAACGTTGTTGGTAAACCTATTGATGTAAAAGTTGGTTTTGTTGACACTAATGGCCAACCCTTATTAGGTACAGATGATGTTGTTTCTGTTTATAGAGGCAGAGCAGACAGCCCTGCAATCTCAAATGACTGGGAAGAAAAACTTGCTGTAATAGAGGGTACATCTCCTATGGCAGACCTTGATGCAGTTAATGTCAGATTTACTTCTAAAGATGGTATGGATCAAGTTAATACTAATGATACTTCTTTTGATGAAATTTATGGAAACAGAGAAATAACTCTAAAGTGGGGTAAAGTATAATGGCTTTTAAATTATTTCTTAGAATTCTCGTTACTGTTATTTCTATTTCTCATCAGCAAAATCAAATGGCAAAAATGCGTGCTGAACAAGAACGCAGAATGCGGGAACAAGAAGCTCGTATGGCAGCAGAAGCTGACAAGCGAAAAGGATTTTCCTTTACGGTTAGTGGTCAAGCAGCTCCTTTGCCAATTGTTTACGGTAAAAACGTATTAGGTGGTATTGAAACAGCACATAAGGTAAGCAATAATTATGCTTCAGGTAGTGAGGCTTCAGCTAGTAAAGTTTTATCTCAAGGGCTAGGTGCTTCAGGGAGTGGCTCTAAAAACGAATTTTTACATGTACAATATGCGCTATGTCACGAAGGTATAGAGGGCGTACAGTGGATTAAAGTTAATGGAGTAGACTATAACGACAGTCAATCTAAATTCCAACATAGATTTAGAATTTATAATGATGGTGGTACAGCAGACCCTGCAGCTGTTGCTAATGGTTTTCCTTCTACAAATACTTTTACAGGTACAGCAAATGCTTCTGCAACATATAAACTTAATCGTGACGATTATAACTATGCAGGAGTTCCTTCTGTAGAGTTTTTGGTAAAAGGGCGTAAGATTAAGACAATAGTAAGAAGCGGTGCAGGAACAAGTGCAGATCCTTATACTTATGCTTTGTCTACAGCATCAAGTTATAGTAATAACCCTGCTTATTGTTTACTAGATTATTTAATGAATGCTAATTTTGGTAGAGGGCTTCCTGAATCAGAAATTGATTTAGAATCTTTTTACGATGCAGCAAAGGTTTGCGATACTATTGTTATGACACAAGCCTTAATCGGTGGTCAAGTTAACGGTCACAAAACTATTCATACTGTTGCAGACTATGCGTCTCTTCCAGGAAATCTTGAAGATAGAACCTATGAAAATGAAGTCTGGCAGACAGAAGACACTGAAAACTTTTATCAATGGCAACGAACATCTTGGGCAGAAACATCTTATGATGAGCGTAGAGATATTCCTTTGTATG